CTCTAACTTTACCTACAGGTTTACCACCATAGTCAATTACAATAGCATTATCTTTATTAAGACCTATTTTTAATTCAAATAATATACCAGTATATTTATCTAAATTATTTTTTTCCGTCATCTTTCCCCCCACCTGGATTGAAAGGTTTAAGTTGAGATATCTGATTCATTAAAGAAAATACCTCACCATATGGTCTTGTCATAAGATATTTCATCATGTCTTTTAATTGTTCAGCATCAACAAGATACTGTCTTGGTTTTGGTTCTTTGTCCATCTTTCCCCCTATTAAAATGGTATATCATCATCGTTTGGATAATGTTTTTCAATCATACTTAATTTATCTTCTGCAGATGCTATAGCTTCTAATTGTTTATCTATCTCATGTACAAACTGTGGGTGCTCACCTATACCTACAGATTTATTTAGATATATTTCAATAGTAACTTTAGCCACACTTATATCTGCTTCGTATCTTTTTCTAAGTGCTTCCATAAAGGCATCTCTCATTATTCCCTCCCTTTAAATTGATAATATTTATCTTCTACTAATTCCTCATCATCAAGATAAGGATTAGATCTTGCAGCTTTAGATTCTCTTGCATCTCTAATAGTTTGATTAAGAGTTCTACCCTGTCTCAAACACCCTGCAACAAAGTCCTCTACTTCTATTATTGCCTGCTTAACTTGTCCCATTACTGACCTCCTTTATTAATCTATTAAGATACCACTGTGCTTTATGTAAGTCTTCTAATGGCTCACCTTTGAATTTGTATCTTGCAACATATTTTAATATGTTACCTTTTAGATAACCATGAAACTCATCATTAGTCATGCAATCAGTTATTACATCTATAGTTTCTTTTCTACCATGTAGATAGTGTGCAGGTGCATGAACAGTATCATACCTTATCTCATTCTCATATGACATATCATGCCCATGATCTATCTTCTTATCATATACTCTTTTACTTTTTACCATACTCTCTCCTTACAGTTTTGATATCAATTGTTTCTATATTATAGTTACCATCTTTAACTTCACGTTTAACTATAAGTCCACTCCACCACATATGTTGTGTGTCCCTTGCAAAATGCTCTGAGTGTGACAGATAACATCCTGCAGATAAACCATGTAGTTTTTTACCACTAGGTAATGTAGACATAGCATAATCTAATAGATGACTATGCCCTACTGTAGCAGAAACTTTGTGTTTTGTCAAGAGAGTTCTACCAATATTTTCACCAGATATTGCAGATCCCATAATACCAGATGGGAAATGATGTGCATAATGAATACCATCTATGACTTTCATACTTCTGTATGGTACTTCTTGCCAACCATATTGTTTAAATTTAAGATCACTAATCTTAAGTGTGCCATCAAGTTCTGGATTCTCATCTACAAATCTATCAATCCTATCTTCATGATTACCATGTAACATTATCTTTCTAGGTTTATGTTTACCTAGACCTTTATTAAACAAAGATAATGCTTCATGTGAATGCTCCATATCTTTTTGATATCTTCTACCTTCAAATGATTTCTTTGCTCTATCATAGCTAGACAGAGAGTCCATACTACAAAAATCACCCATGCATATTACATGTGTAACTTTAAAATCTGCGGCTAGTCTACCTGCCCACAGAAATCTATCATTGCTTGCTTTGGGTGTGCAATGAGGGTCACCCATAACTAAGTGCGTTGCCATTAGTTTAACTCCTTATCACGTTTCATTTTTAAGTATTCAAGAAAATCTACAACATTAGATTCATCATCAAATTCTGCAACAGAACTAATTGTAAGATTATTCTCGTTCTTTTTTTTATCATCAGCAAAGCCACGGAGACCCCAAAGAAACGTTGAATGGGGGTCTGTAGTTGCCATCTTTATCATGCCTCTAGCTATAGTAGAACATAATTCGTATTGTTCTGTGGACATTTTAGATTTACTATCCATAATTATACCACAAGTAAAACCTTTTTGCCAAGGACTAACTATTACCTTGACTGAGTTAATAACACTAATCTTATCTTTTTTTTTCATTCCAATACCTATTAAAGTTTTCGTTGTTATACTCTACAACTTTATGTACAAATCCTCTCTTCATACTTTTTTTACCAAAATCTTCTGCCGCTTTCTCCCTATCAAATAAAGTATTAGTAAATAATTTGTAGTCTTTATCTTTTTTATTTTTAAATACAACAAAATATAAATGCATATTATAAACATTGAAAGAGTCAATGGTGAACAGACCCCTCAAACTATCCACCATTAAACCTCTTTTTCCAACAAGGAAACCTGTAATTAATTATTTGTTTATACTTTTCCATACTTTTGTAGCCGCTTGTTTAATACTACTATCCCAATAAAAAGGGCTAGGATCAGTATTTAGAGGGGTAATTTTTATAGCATCTTCTATACTATTATTACACATATCAATATAATTTTCTAAAGATTTAAAATCTCTAACTAACTCATCATAACCATTACTAACATCTTCTTTTGTTAAATCATACCACAAAGACTTTTTAGGTGTAGCATATAGCAATGCTATCGGTTTGTCATGCAACACAGAATACAATGCTTGCTGTCTAATGTGATCAATCTTTGGTTTAGTAGGTAATCTCAAAGTAGATTTAAGATCGACTATTAAGTTGTCATACTCAAAATCCGTAAACAATCTTACTGGATACTTAAGACCATCAATCTTTTCTACCTTTTCTTTTTGATAGCTAACTATATTTCTGAGCTGTCTCTCGTATAATTTCTCCTCAAACTTTTTAGCTATCTCTATTGAGTTTGATATCTCACTCTCTGCATTAAAAAAATTATTCTTCTTAAACTTGTGAGTTATCAACTTCTCAAAGTGCTTATCATCTTTCTGCATCATACCTTTTTTTATTTTATAGTATGCACCAAACTCTGCAAGATTACCTCTAACCATGGCAGGACTACTAGATACCCTTAAACCTAACCCATAGTGTACAAGCCATTCACTAGGATTATGCTTGAATTTATTAATAGAACTAAAGCTGTGATTAAAATCACTCTTAATTATATTTTTTAACTCCATATAGTATCCAGTAGTATAGTCTATTATTTAGATAACATTTGTTCTGGGAGTTCATCATCCACATCACTTATGATCTGGGCATCTACCTTATCAGAACTATTTATCTGTTTAGATTTTGCACTGTTGTAAGCATCTACAACTTCTGCATTCTCTATATCAATAGACTCTTGAAAGACTTTTAATGTTTCCATATCTGTTTCAGATAATTCTAAGTTAGCATCAGAGTTAACTCCTATCTCTGGAACATAGAAAACATTACCACCTTTCTTCTGCCTCTTTGTATCAAGAGAAAAAGTACAGTTAAACATTAACTTTCTTCTCTTTTTTAGCTGATCTAGTGCAGATGTAACAGGACTAAAAGCCGTACCAGTTACTCTATACAGCACTGGTAGATTCTCTACGGCATGTGGCTCACCTTGTGCAGTTTTACCATCCTTAAAAGATAATAAACCATACACTAACTTGTAACATCTAATTGTTCTTTGATGTTCTAACTGTTCTGGAGTAAGACTAGATCTTTCTTTAAACGGAATCTTACCACATTTTGTACCACCTAGTATATCTATAGCTTCTTCTTTCCAGCTTTTAAATATAATAGATCTGTTTACATACTCACCCTTTTCTGCATCGTAGTGCATATATTGCATTGCACTTATGAAAGGTCTTAACGTCACTGGTTTACCAAAAACATTTTGACCTATATTAGAATCGTAGGTAAAATAATGACCTACTGGTAATTGATTACCATCGTCATCCTCTGGTGTACGATTGATAGCTAGTCTTGGTATATTACTACCAGAACTAGACCCATCGTCTTGTCCTATGGCTTGCATAATCTGCTCATTGGACATCTTATTTATATTTACTATTTCATTATCAGACATTTGTCCTCCTTATTTTTATATAGTTATAGCACATTTTAAGTAATTTGTCAAGCATTATTTTCCCTCAAAACAAGCAATAATCATTATAATATACATTATTACCCAAAAGGTATTAGATAATACATCTAACATATCGTAGTCTCCCCATCTATTATTTTTACTTCTAATCCATCAGCATTAGCAAAGTAATCCCACTCTGACAAAAACTCATGATCTTTATTAATATACAATGTGGTAGGTTCTATCACACATTGATCTTTTAGTGCAGTATACTCAAGATATGCAGAGTATTCCTCATCAGAATATTCATCCATTGTCTCAAGTGCTTCTATTTCTTTGGTCATGAAACCTCCTTCATATTTAACCAATCATATCCTATTTTAAGTTCTGTGTCAAGTGGAACATTAAAATCAATATTGTAATACTGTTTAAGTGCAGGTATTACATCTGCTGTGCCCTGTTTAAATATTTTACTCATCACATCTTCTTCACCAGG